TTAGTGCCAAAAAGAAGTACACCCCGTTGGGGTGTACTTCTTTTAGCCTACGTCCCAAGTAGTGTTGTAGGCCAAGTTAAGTACCCCCTAAAAGGGGGTACTTAACTTTGGCACAACACGTTAGACGGTACTATGTTTGCATTTGTCAGACTCAGTTATAAATCCAAAAGGATTGCAAATATGAATTCGCGAGGCCTTCGCTGTTTTAAAAATATCCTCTTTGCTCCGCTGATCCAAATAGGGAGAATCCTCTACACGTTCTTGTGTACTCGAGTCCCTAGTACGAATAGGAAAGCCGTCCTGCGCCATCGGCTGACACACTTTCAAGTCCGAGCACCAACCGCAGGCCGCAGCATCCGCACAGGTCCTGCAGCTCTTGAATTCTCCGCAAGGATTCTTTTTATAGATAAAGCCTTCCATGACGTTTCCAACCCACCAGAGAGCTGTCACCGTTACTAAAAATAATAAATATATGAGCCACATCCACACCTTATAATGTATCGAGAAATTCCTTCACACGCTCATAGTGGTCTGGGCGAATCCTAGAGGTCCATTCACCAGGTCGGCACGTAGCCCGAGCAGCCGCGATCGCCTCCTCATTTGGAAACATACTCTGTAAAATCGGCATACGAACATTCCCCTTTAGCACTGCCTCCAGTGACCCATAATAGCGCATAAACGTGAATGCCTTATCGCAGGGAATACCCTTTGCACCCGCCCTCTCCTCCGTTCCACACAAGAGGCCGGCGTCCACAAGGGCCTCCTGTGTAAGACTCTCGCCACTAAGAACATCCGCCAAACAGATTTCTTCAAAGAAGAAGGTATCCTTTTTTGTAGGAATCCAAAGGGTCTTCACACCACCCATAATATAATCCATATCTGTGGTGAGAACCACATCAATCTTTCCAGCATGTGATAAGTCGACAAGAACATCATCGGCCTCTGATATCGACTTCACATACGGAATAGATTCCTTCCAGAGTTCCTCCTGAAAGGCACGCCGAGTTTCCCGTGTCATGTGCCAACTCTGGTGCGTGCAGCGCTCCAAAGAGTATTCTAGAAGGTCTCTCGTTGCATTATCAACTTCTTTTGCAGCATCGCTCCCCAGAAAGGTTTTAATAGACTCTGCCTTCGCCCCTGCAGCAGTCTTCTGGTCCTTTCTATTCTGTACCTCGCGCTCCTTTTCAATCGGTGGCTTACCGTCAAAGACAAAGAAAAGCTTGTGACCGACCCCCCGCAAGGCCCCAAGAAGTGTAAATATCTCTTTTGTATCACCTTTGAAGCGATATAAGAGGGACATAGCATCAATACCTATTCGTTTTGGTTCCTGTGCGCGCGGGTCAATGTAATTTCTATAATACTTTAAATAACTATATAATCCTTTTACTCCCATTACTTATCTACTAGAACTATTGGCTGACCGACTCTTTAATTTTTATTTGGAGACGTGATATCGCCTGATTAATCACTCAGTCGAGCGCAGGATGCGTAAAACGACTCGATCCCTTCTCAGGTAGACCTCGCGGCTTCGGTAGCTCTATACCAAGCTCCTTGTAAACAGCCGCGCGACCATTCAAATATCTCCAGGCATAGTCAGCCTCGCTGCGAACATTATGATGGGTGGATGCCCTATGATTCGTATCAGATATCCAATGCGCCTGTTTGGCCCAGAGGGTTGACGCTCTTCCCTCGTCACCCCCAGCTCTATGAGCCACCAAAAAGAGCTCGGCCCAAGCCTCGACCGTGGCCTCGCGAACAGGCAGAGAGGCACCTACAGGGTCAAGACAGGCAGCGTGAAGGAGCTCGTGAATTAGAACCCGCGTAGCTTCCTCAATTCTATAGATAAATACCCCTTCTGTGCTACAAGGCATGGTATATCCGCCATTGACATGGCTCGCATCCATGGGAGCACCACGGCTAGGAAATTCACGCTTCGCTGCCGATCCAATCCAATAAATCATCCATTTACCTTTGGCCGCTCCCAACCACTGAAAAATCCTACCCCAATCCTCTAGCGGGGGTTCAATGTGCGGCGGTAAAATACAAATCACTCTGACAAGTGCTGATTCACTACACTTTAGTTTGAATTTTCCGGAATTATAGTCATTCCAGCCAGCTAGCTTTAGTTTGAGAGGGTCAAAGACTGATTCAGTTTCACACTCTTTTTTAAGCCGCGCCATCTCTTGGTCCGTGGGCTTCGAATCACTCCACTGGAGCTGCGGCAACCCCCTTATTATTTTTGCTTCTTCGCACAGTGTGCTTAGTACCAGTGGCACTGGCATCCCCTATTTTAGCAATAGGTTCTTTCGCAAGAATCGTCCTGAATTGAATAAACAGACTCTCCCATAGTACTGGAATCCGGTATGATGGAATCGTATAGCCTCCTGCTGTCGCATCGCAATTAGAAAGAGCGAGTAGGCAGCGGTGGCGCTGCAACTCCGTCATCCCCTTGTGTGTCAAAATGACATCGAGTAAAAAATGAGTGGCCTCGACCCATCGTAAGTTTCTCATCAGAAGCTCGTAAATGAACGCCTTCACCTCTTTTACACTTTCAATAGTCGGCTCGGGACTATCAATCCACTTCTGGAGAATATTGTTGAATATCAGCTGCCAACTTGCGGTAACATCTGTCTTGGAGCGTAAAGCTCTAATCCCAGCGTCACCCCCTGGAGTAGGAAGTTCGACAAACCAGTCACGAATCCGATGTGGTACTGGCATCTCTGAGGTTAGCCAAATCGACACGTCACCCTCATTCTGCTCTAGACAAGCTTGTAGCAACAAGACTGATTCGGAGCTTAGCAAGTGGGCGTGATAGAGCACGAGAATTCGCGCCCCGCGCCCCTGATTTCCAGCGAGAACCTGGCTTCCCTGACCGAAATTAAGGAGGACCGGTCTGAGAACCTGTTTATCCTGCATAGACATACGGGCCACATCGAATCCGATATGAACGTGAGAGGATTCGTACTGAATTTGCCCTGGCTCCTCGTCCTCCTCCTCTTGATTTGTGGCAATAGAGCGCGATGTTAAACTAAAAGGGAGACCTCTCAGATCGGCTACCTTTTTAAGGTGCGCCATTAACTGTTTATGTTTGCCTGAGCCGGCCATTCCCCGCCAGCAAAGATTCAAGGAATCCATTTAGTAATTATAGTGTCGATGCCCTTAGGTAAGGTCTAAGGGCATCGACAGTATACATATTAAATGGAGTGGTTGATTCCAACACCACTTCTACAGATAGACCAAATACAAATCGGTAGCATAACACATAGTGCAAAACCCCTGGTGCCACTTTCATATAGAGAGTCGGACCACCATTTCCCATCATTGTCCTTACTGCTGCCATCCTTAAAAATCAAATCGTTTGATTCTTCAACAGGGCATTTCGTGATTTCACTGGCAGATAGTCCAGCTCTAGCAAAGTTACAGGCGCTACAAGATATTTTACTGGCACATATCAAATCGAATTATAATTCGTGGTTTCCAAATCAGCGGCATATTATAAAGAAACCGAGTGACATTCGAGCCGGATTTCAACCACTCATTCATGGGACAGACCTACATCTTTACTGTCCTATACAACCACAGATTGCAGATAGCGTACCCTTTTATTCAAAGGGTGAGTGGACGGGCATCCAAACCGGGCTATTGACTCCTGGAACACGTTTGCGGATTGTTTTGCGAATCCAGGGGATTTCTTTTCATGTTCACCAATCCACATCGCAGTGGTCTGGAAAGTTTAGAATTCAACATAAACTTTTGGCCCTTCTTTTAAATTAGGTGTGTGTAATATTTATTAAACTTATACACATCGCCATATATGCCATTATAAATGTTGTGTATATCATAAGTGTTTTAATAAATTCGTGTGTGGTTCTATATGTTAGAATATGAATTGCGAATATAAGCGTAATCAATATAGCGCCTCCAATATAAGACCATTTTATGGAAGAAGCAACATTTGCGGCATTGTCACCATTTCCAATCTGTGTGCCTATTATAACAAAAATCGCAATAAAGGCCGCCGCTGCGCCTGTATAAAAAACTGCCAAGGCAATATCACCACTATACGATGGGACTTGCATACTATGTTATAGTTATATAAAAGGCATCGCCGCTACCGTGGAGTACTTAACTTCAGTACTAGACGGTACAAGACTTAGCAGCACTTTCCACAGCAGCTGGTTCCTGTCTGTGCTCCAGCGGTGCTGGTGCCAGACCCTGTTTTTATCACATTATTAACGGCACCACTTGCAATACTCCCACCAAAGGACCACATATGTATATAACTCATTGAAACAAATGATAATATGAGACTTGCGTATATAAGTCCCCACTCAATGTTTAGTTTCATATTTGGTGAACTGTGGATAAGCAAATAGTTTGTAAAAATGATGGCAATAAAAATGATTAGATTGAATCCAAAAATATAACCTATTTCTTTACTAATTTGCATATTATCTTGATATTTACCTGTATTCATTAAAATAACAACTGTAATAATACCTATTGATATAAATAATAGCATTAGAACTTTAGTGAATTCTTGCCACATTTGCAGCTATCTAATGCACACTTACATTTTTCGGTTTATTATGACTTCCATTAGTTTTATGGTGCGCACCGCTATTTGTTCTTATTGAATCAAATTGAAAACTGGATCTCGTAAGAAATACACCAAGTGCATATGCTAAAACAAAGCCGCCAGTTACTGAAGAAAAAATCGTAACACGCGACGTATCAATTATCTGAGGCATGATTATCTACTGTAAATATAGAGAATGAGTAAGCATAAACCACATAATATACCTTCTCCTGGCCCATGTCAATGCCATCCGCGAGTAGGTGACAAGCGCCCTGCAGAGGGCTGTATACCAGAATCTGTTCTAAAAACCGTGGCTGCGAAGATTTCCCTTTCACACAAGGGGAAGGGATTACGGGCAGCTCTCGAAAAATACTTTGCCGTTGAGCCAGAAGAAGAATATAGTTTTTTAATGAAACTCCCTCTCAGTGAAGCAGAAAGGGGTAAGATTGCTAGCGAATATCTTCGTCCAATGGCACCAGATGCCTGGAGAAAAGACCCGGACATGTGGCTAGATAGTACGAATATAACGGCGGTAATGAATCAATACGAGGAGGCGTATTCTAAGTTTGAGTTCATGGGACCCTTTCCAATTGACTTTGCTTCAAAGGACCCGTATCAAAAGGGTGGGGAGCCTCGTTGTTTAATGAACGAGGTATGCGAGTTTAGAGTACAAAAGGCAATCGAATCTGGTACAGAGTGCGTGGGTATAGTCTATAACTTGGACCCCCACGATAAGGGTGGAAGCCACTGGGTCGCAACATTTCTTGACATAAAAAATCACAGATGCCTGTATTTTGATTCATATGGTATGAAACCGCCGCCTCAAATTGCAAAATTCATGAAATGGCTAACAACGCAGGATCCCTCGATAACACTTTCTTACAATTCAAAACGGATACAATTCAAAAATACAGAGTGTGGCATGTATAGCATGTATTTTATTATTCGCATGTTAATGGGAGATGAATTTGTCAGTTTTTCAAGAGCCAGTCCAAAAGATGATATTATGTTGGCTGTTAGAAAGTGCCTGTTTTCTTGGTGAGAGGGTGCTCTGTCCGCGAGTATGCTTAGGCACTCGCGTAGCGCTCTAAAACGCCATCTAAGAACATCCAGATAAGAATAGAGAGCGCTAATGGCAGGAATCACCCCAACACAGAGAGATGTATTCTTCTCACAGAAAAATGAATCAATGATTCAGCGCCTACTAAACACGGACTTTCAGCGCCGGGTCGGTACAGAGCTCAATGAGAAGCAGTCATTAAGATTATCAAAGACAATTCGCCACTACATGGGGGAGGTTTACAATAATCAGAACAATGTTGGAAAGCCCGTGCAGGCCCTCAACACTGAGGTGCTCCAATCAGTAGTTCCCGACTACATGAGCTATCTTAAACGCCAGAATGGGTCAGAGGATGCCGATGTAGATCCTACCCGCGTTGATGTCAGCTCACGGTTTGAGCGCCTCCAAACGGAGCGCCAATCAGGTCGCGGCGCTCCTCCAAATCCCCCGAATTTTCAGCTATCGCTCGAAGACGATTCGCCATCATCGGTTAGCCGCTACGAGGAGCTGAAGGCTCAGCGGGAGGCTGAGGCTAGACGCATGGAGGAGGCACAGGCCAAACTCGGCGCCCAAAACGACGACCTCGGTCGCCGCAATGCATCCGACGATATGTTCCGCACAGGCCAGCGCGAGGCCAACCAGCGCGATAGCAGCCTTCTAGCCCTCCGCGACCAGACCCGTCGCCCAGCAACGAATGATATTCTAGATGTCCCCCCGGATCCACGATACCTCTATATGGGTGAGAGTGGTATAATACCAAACGGTCCGAGGGCCATGGGTATTGCGGACGGAAACCCGACAGTTGCCCTGCCAATGACAATGCAGCCGCGCATGATTCTCCCCCAGGACAATATCCGCGCCCAGGACGATGTTATTTCGTATCGTGAGAACGAGTACAACCTTTTCATCTACAGTGCTGACCGCGACTGGGTGAATAACACCCAGGAGAATCGCTACAATTTCAGTGTGAATTTCGACCCCGCGAATAATCGCCTCGGATACGGTCTATCACCATCGACATATATCAAGTTCAAGAATATTGTTCGCATTGAGCTCGTGAAGGTCATCATGCCTACAGAGGCCTGTGATGCGCTCACAACAAAGACATCGTCGACGGCCTATAATACAGCAAAGAGTGTAAATGTCTTTGCCTATCCGTACCTACAAGTACGTATCGACGAGCTCAACACGAACGGCTTCGGAACAAACGACGGTCTCAACAATGCCTTTGGCGTTATAAGCTATGACGCCTATTGGGCCTCTGATACAACACTAAAGGGCAAGGGATACACGCGGCTTGTACCGAAGTTCCTAAAGTGCCAGAAGGTCTACTATCCTACGCCGCTCAGCACACTCCAGAAGATGACGATTCAGATTCAGAAGCCCGATGGAACACAGTTTTGTACGAACGCCGATGCGCTAGACGTGAGTGGTGTTGTGACATCGGCTCAGATTAATACAACAGGTGGCTGGAAGGGTGCGGCCGGTACTACGGTTGATGTCACAGGCGCATCATATTATGATGTGAGTGGAGAATTCCTATGGATTCAAACAAAAACATGGTTTTCGCAGTATACGTTCGCCCAGGGTGACCGTATAAATCTAAGTAATGTGGCCCTACCAACAGCCTTTAGTGGAGGGGCCCAGGCTGCTACTGATTTTGCAGCCTTCTTGACGCGCCCAACAGGTCACGTTGTTGTTGATATTGCCTACAACTATAACATCGCTACAAAAATGTATTTTAAGGACGGGACCGATACGGCCTCAGGTGGATCAAACAAGCTCGGATATAGCAATTTTGTTATTATCCGCAATTTTTTCGCGGATCCTTCGACTGGGTCGACAGCCCTCCAACCGTTTGGCGGTTCAGCAGTAACTAACTCAACATTTCTCACAGCGCTGAACGCCGCCCCAGGCCTTTCAACAGGTCGTCTTCTTAATATGAGTCACCAGATTCAGCTGATATTCCGTGTAATCACGCGCGATATGGACTCGAAAACCCACCTGAGACCCGATAATATGTAATAGACCTTGCAGAAAGCTTCGAGACATAGAGACATTTTGCACTTGAAAGAAGGTGCCAGAGGCTGTGATAAAGCCAATAATCACTATTGTATTTAATACAAATATTTGTAATAAATACAATGGCGTTGAGAGCGATAATAGTTTTGAGGAATTTACGAGAGCGGAAAATATCCGTGAGAAACCAGACAAGGGCAAAGAAGTAGTCCAAGTAATAGAGCAGGGTTTTCGGCTCACCATAGAAATGCCAGAGGGCTGAGAAGGTTGATGATGCTATTATAATATAGTTATGAGAATTCCATGGAAAGCGTATTGAAAGATAGTGCGAAATCGTGGAAAGTACAAGCATATTTGCATGTGCTACGCTGTCTAGATTAAATTTATATTACCGCGGAGTACCGCGGAGTACTTAAATTAAGTACTCCACTCTGCTGGCTAGAACGAGAAGTTAAGTACTAGACGGTACCGAACTTAAGCACAGTTCTTACCATTACTACAACCACTACACTTACTTGTATAAGTAATGTCCCACTTTGTACAGACGCCATTTTTAGAATAGTTTAAACATTTATTATTTTGATTTTTACCACAATCGTTACATTTATTACTTAGACACGCGCTATTTGACCCACAGCAACTACCCTTTACAAAACCAACACCCGTAAACCCCTCATATAAAGCGCGCCAAACAGGCATACGAATAACTTCATATACTAGGGCAAAAATAAGGCTGTGAACGATTGCAATGGTGAGTTTTGAGCTGCTCTTGGGAATACTGAAAAGAATACCGGGTGTAAGACTTACAAAAAGCGCAATAATAAAAATACCGAACATGATATGCATTCTAATTAAGACAGGTAGAATAACGACCAAACCAAGTTCCCTGCTCTGATATTGGCGGATCCGCCCAGAGGGCCTTGCCTTGGTGAAAAGCAATTTGGAAGTTCAGCTCCCAGTCGAGACATTCGCGAAAGGGAAGAAAGGTCGTCGCCAGCTTCTTCAGGAATTTCCCACTAAAGAGCATCGAATCGGTACAACGAAAGACCCATTGATGCACTGCGTTATATATTTTTTGCTCTCCATAGTATGTCGACTCGGCTCCTGGAGGGCGCGAATCAACACCCTCGCCAAGACTCACATAGTCCCAATCCGTCCCAGAGAGGTCGGTCAGGATTTTATTGAGACGCGGCACGAAGTCGCGACGTAAATAGGAATCGGATTCAAAAAAAAGGGCTGCGCTACAATCCGCATCTACCGCATGCCGCACGGCCGAATAAAAGTTAATATTAAGAGATATTTCACCCTTTGATAGGCAGGCAGACTTAAAAGAAAATGGGGGAATATTCCCTCGATTCAAATAAGGGTCATAGACCTTAAAAATAATAGCCTCGTCGAGTGTATCAGCCCAGGTGGGTGCAATAAATCGCAGCGATTCCTTCGGAATTCCACGAATAATCATGTGCGGTATAATTCTCCTGAATCGCGCCCCTTCCTTTTCTGGATGACAGAGTACATAGACAGGGATATTAGGCCACGTCTCCATTTAGATAAACTTACGCACTATTTTTTAGACCACAAAATAGGTGGTGCGGGGTTTCCATTTTTTATTCCAGTTGTGGCTAGAAGGCGCTCGAGCTTCACGTCATCCTTATCATACATTTCAAATCCTGTAGTCGTCTGTTTCATTCTATAGGTTACATCCTTGAGCTTCTTGAAAATTACAGGTACAGAGGCTGGGGCGGCTTCCTTGAATTTCGAGGCTGACTCGCGAATATCGACCTCGAGGTCTGGGTGATACATAAAATCGCCGACCTTTCCTTCTAGAGGAAGACACTTGAAAGACCCGTCGCTGTTTTGTAGTATATTCAGTTCGCAATCGACCGCCGCCGATTTCATCACGGACTCCAGGGCATTTAGAATTCCCTTCTTTCGCTCAGCGATTAAATAGAGACGCTCGTCGGTCGTCACAACGTATTCAGTGGCCGTTGGTGGGATAGGGAGTTTTAGAGCAATGGCCTCCTTCTTTTCAACACGATCGGCCATGCGGATTGTCTCATCAATCCGCGCATCACCCACCTTGAGTGTCTGAGCCTCCGTTGAGAAACATGTGAGATAGGTATAAATACTCACATTCCGTTGGTCCTCTGGGAGCTCCAAGTGCGAGCCAATACGAATAGCGCGACCCTTCACCTGCCTGAGACGCACATCGTTCCAATAGGGCTCCATGATATGAACGGCACGCACATTCTTGAGAGAGAGACCCTCGGCGCCAGCAGATGTAATACAGAAGACGCGGCAGATTTCACCGAGATGATTATTCGTGTAGGCCGCGCCCTCTAGGACGGACTTGATTCTTGAGGGGAGTTCATCGAATTTTGCATTGAAAATATCGAGAGCGAGACGACGAATGTCCTCTTCCTCTCCACCTGAAAAGGTGATATACCGCGGCTGGACGCCTGGACCCTTCTTGAAAGATGCCTCGGTTAGAGATGAGAAGGCGAATCCCTCAGGAGTCTTTATAATTTCAATAGGTGCATAGCCATTCACGTCCATACAGAGACGGAAGATGCCGATTCCCTCCATGTCTAGGAACTGCGAATACACTAGACTGCTACCCGCAGCCTCGCCGATACGCTTTAACATCTCGGCAAACTTGGGAGAATAGACCTTGAGACCCTCGGCATTGTCAAGGCGGAGATTGTCACGGGCGAGAGTGACTAGGCACTCTTTTGCACGCAAGGTACTCGCCTTGTAGTCCTCCCCTGGCTTCTGACCGGCCTTGCAGTCGGCGAGGGCTATGGCAACCTTTGGTACGGCTATTAGAGGTTTGGCTGCGACGGGCTTTCGGGCAGGAGTTGTATCAATAGCTAGAGTGGCAGTAGGCTTCTTTACTACAAACTTCTTTGGCTGAGGCAACTCTTCCTCCACCTCATCGTCAATGTAGTCTTTGCGACCCATCTTGAGCTGGGCGGCCTTGGTAGGAGCAAAGAAACGCGAGATAACATTATCTGGGGCAGTTGTCGTAGGTTCATCTTCATCCTCGTTTTCCTTACCACCGCCACTTTGTTCCTTTTCGACAGGGGCTGGGGCGGCAGCAGCGACAGGCTCGCCAAGCTCCAGAATACCCTCATCTGCAGCGACAGCCGCCTCAACAGCCTCTGCATGCGCAGCCTCCTCCTCAGCCGCCTCCTCAGCATCCGCCTCATCCTCCTTCTCCATCCTATCGAGCTCAGGAAATTCCTCAGCGAATCCCTCGCGCTCTGGAGCGCCATCAACGATATCGCCCCCAGCGTCACCGGCCCCCGCCTCAGCCATCTGCTCCTTCCGCGTCTTCGGCCGAGGTCTTAGAACCTTCGGGGGAAATGTAAAGTTACACGCCTGGCGCGATGTCATTTTGTAGTTACTAGTCTTCGCCCCAGTACCCACCTCATAGACCTCGGCCCAAACAGCACTCATGGCCCCATCAGACTTCTTTTTCTTCTTCTCAGACGATATCTCAGACTCTCGCGCCTCAACGTACATACGCTGACTGTAGAGGCTCATAGGAACACGCACGACCTCGTCCACTTTTACAGAAGGCATCAGGTCTGTGCGTGAACCCTTATAGTATGAAACAAGACCTGTCAAGCGTTTTACCAGAACAATCTTGTTTTTGATTTCGCTCCCGCTGATAAAGTTATCGCGGAATTGCTCTCCAAAGGGTGGTAGAAGCTCGTGCGCCTTTTTGACAAGCCCGCTGACCTTGAATCCACCATCTTCAATTGTTTTCTGAATACTCTGTACGATATCATCGATGGTTGGGATACCCTCCTCCTCGGGAATTCGCTGAACGCCGATTTCTTGCGAAATCTTACGAACACCATAGGGTAGGAGCGAGCATAAAAGTTTTGTTCCACCACCAGCCGGATCCGCAGTAGCCCTTATAAAATCTACATAGGGATGTTTCTCCATGGCTGCTGTAATTTCTTTCTGGACGCTCGCACCCACGGATCCAATTGTGAATTCTAGGGTGGGAATATATCCATGGAGAACATTCATGAGAATTCCGAGCTCCTCTGGAAAGTTTATGAGAGGCGTACCACTCAGGCCAATTATTTTAGAATTCTGCGCTGACATGAGAAGGCGGTAGAAGAGATAACCGCGGGCATATGTTTTTGAACCAGAGCAGAGAGTCGGGTTCCATTTATCGAGCGTAACCTCCTCGTTAGGTATCAGGCGGCGGAGACCCTTTATCCGGATTAGGTAGGGGTCAATTGTACCCTGCATAAGACGCACTAAGTTGTGAATTTCGTCAACTATGATAACTGCATCGTCGAAGAAGTTGAGGGGCTTCTTACAAGCAATCGCCTGTAGCTTCTTGGCCGATATACCGTTGTAGTTAATAAAACGAATACGGCCCTTGGGGTTCTTCTCCTCGTCCCAGACGAGGACCGATAGAATCTGCTTGCGAATCTCGGTCTGTTGCGTGGCCTCGAGCGAGGAATAGTTCGACTCGTCAGCACCCTTTCTAAAGTCAGGAACCCATACGGAAGTCGCCGTTCTCAAATATGATTCCGTTAGACCGAGAACCGATATCGCAAAAAGGCGTGCAGTGGGGTCACTCATGTCGAGCTCCTCCCAGTAGTTCTGTAGGCGGAAGTGGCGGAAGCCACACAAGCTCACTTCTTTTAGGAAATTCTTACGAAGCGAGAAGGGTGTCATGACAATAATTTTCTTGTTAGCCGTGGAAAAGAGTGCCTCGGATGTCGCAATTGCAGTGCAGGTCTTTCCTGAGCCGAGTCCGTGGTAGGTAAGTATGCCACGATAAGGACTCGACTGGCGCATGTACTCACGTATGAATTTCTGATAAGGGTACTTGTCGCCGGCCTCGGTTGGTGCAGCCCCCTCAGTTGGCTCGAGCATGAAGGCGTTAAAATTTTCCTTTATGAAAGCTGAAAATCCACGGCGAGTTTCTGGAACATAGGCCTCTGGGCCGCCAGGATTATCATACGGGTTTTTCTTTTCTTCTTCGCGAATGAGTTTCGCCATTTCCTCGAGATCAGGGTCGTCGAATCTTTCTACCGGCTTCTTGATTACGAATTTTTTGGGGGCTGGGATGCCGCTTGGCATCGTTGTTGTAGGAGAGGTGGTTGTTACAGCTAGAGCGGGAGCTGGAGCTACCGCGGCCGTTGGCGCCACAATCTTAGGAACTTTAATCGGTTTTACAACCCTTTCAACTGGATTTGGCCGAGACAGGAGGCCGCGTACAACAGTTGTGACAGGACCAGGCTTCATATCTGTTTCGATTGCACCACGTAGAATATCGGGAGCCTTTTCTACTTTTAATTTCAACCCTTTAAATTTAAAGGCCCCTTCAGACATCTATTATGATAGGTGATAAAGTTAGCGCGATTCTAACACGAGTAGTGCCTTTCTACTAGCCTCCTGCTCGGCTTCCTTCTTATTCCTCGCCGACGAGGCCGCCACAACCTTTCCGTCGACATCCAGAACACCCATTGTAAAAACTCTGTCGTGCGAGGGTCCTTCTTCCTTGATAACCTTATAGCGTGGGGGCTGATGATAAGCTGCCTGGAACCATCTGAGAAGCTGGTCCTTGTAGTTTGTGTTTTTCGTGATAAGCTCAACAAAATAGATATGGCGCTCGAGAACATTAATCACAAATGTCTGGACGGCCTCGAAGCCTGCACCACCCTTACCAAATGAATAATAAAGGGCCCCTAGCCAGGCCTCAAACATACTTCCGAGAAGACGAAGATTTTTACGGCCGTCGCATACTTCCTCAACATGACGGCTAATAACAAGCCACGGACCCATTCCAATTGTCTTTGCGAGTTCTCCTAGACGGTCGTTATTTACGATTTCGGTGCGAAGATTTGTCATGAACCCCTCGCCTTGCCCTGAGAACCGCTCCTTGAGATAGGTACCGACGACACCGCTGAGAATACCATCGCCGGCATACTCGAGCTCCTCGTTATCATCTGCTTGTAGCGGAAGACAGCCCTCTGGGATTTCAGCAAGAACCATGGGTTCTTCCTGTTTGGCCCATACCTCAGACTTATCCACATAACTCGTGTGGACACATGCCTGTCGGAAAAGGGAAATATTATCAAGGCGCTTAGTCACGCCATATTCATTCAAGATCCGATAGATTTCCTTCGATGGGATAATCTTATTCTTGTTGTTCCACGGATTACAAATCTTTGGAACAGACATTTATCTATATATAGATAGTCTTAAGTCTTTAGACTTGACCGCTCTGCGCTGGTCTAACCGGATATAGTTTCCCTTATAAGTGTAGAGTGGATGGGTGATAACCCAGATGTGGGCCTACATCTTACAGATGCAGAAGGTAACCTATTATTTCCAAATGATCCTGCCAAGAGAGCAGAAGAGATTCAAAGACGTAAGAATCCTCCAACTGTAGTGGAAGCTGTAAGAGGTCCAGTAAGCAATCCACAAGCAAAAAGCATTAGAAAAGCATTCCGTCAGAATTTGGCATTACAGGCCAGAAAACTCCCAGAGAATATTGTCGTTATTAATGAGCGGGTTCAGCTCAAAGAAGATAATTTCATACCAGTTGAAGGGGGTAACATTGGATTTTCTGCCGAGTATTTCCCAAATAATATAAAAACCCCTACTGAAATTCTTAAAGCAAAAGTTGCATTTGCAAAGGTATTTAAACCTGGTGTACTCGACTTGGAAAACCCCCAGCCGCCATGTGATTCAGACGAATACGGAATTCTTCGCGAAGGCCTACATAATCGTCTTAACCGGATTCGAAGTCAACTACGTATTTATAAGTTAAATGAGGGTGAAAGCGTTCATGTTCGCGGCCTTCAAGAGCAGGCTGCAAGAATTAAGAAGTTATTGGATGACATTGAAGATAAACCGTGTAATGATTTGTATGACGCAAATGAGAATGAGTCGTCGTTTGGTACTGATAAAATATCGGGTATTGATAATGATAAAATGCATGTTTTAATCCGCAATTTCGCCTTTTTAGTTCTACAGGCTCTTAACCCAATTGAAGGTTTCGAAAATGTGATGAATATTGACCCTGTTGATTTTATAAATGTTCTAGATAATCCGAATCTAACCCCAGATATTATGAAAAACTTTTTACAAGAATACCAGACACGTGATTATCAAATACCGAGTCTAATTGCAGCAATTCTAGCCGATACTAATACACAACGAACTATGCTTGGGATTATGCTCGAGCAGGAGAAGAAGAAAATACTAGAGCGAGTTATAGAATTTGTTACAGAGAAAACAACGGGGTTTTCTGAATTCCAGAAAAATCTAGGGGGCGAAGCTGGAGACCAAATTATAAAGATTATCCAGTGGATTATTGATAAACTTACAGCATCTGCTGCTGAATTATCTCTAAGAAATGGAGAAATAACTGATTTAAAAACCCAAATTACGCAGCTTACTATGAGAATAACCAATTTAGAGAGTGCAATTAAAGAGGCTGAGGCGAATGGAGCTCCAGCTGGAGCAAGCTCTGGAGCTCCAGCTGGAGCGAGCTCTGGAGCAAACCCTGAGCCAATGACGGATGTGTCTGGTTTTGCAATTAGTAGGTTAGAAAAACAGTTAATAATGCTTCAACGGGAACTCGATGAGTGCAGAGCTGCGCGTCAAGAATTGGAGGGGCGCCTTGTAAAAAATAATGATGGAGTTGCAGTGACACAAGGAGAGTATGATAGCTTAGTTCAAGCACTTGATAAGGCAACGTTCGATCTTGGCAAGTCTGTCACTGAAAATGGAAGACTAGAGGGTGAAATCAAGAAAATTACAGCAGAAAAGGCAGGAGTTGATGCAGAGCTTGCTGCTTTAAAAGAAAAGACCCCAGAGTCAGAGCAAAAAAGTGCAAGATTAATCGGTCGTATTCAAGAACTCGCTCAAAAGTCTAAAGATTATGATAAAAATCTTGCAGAGCTTAATAAGTTGCGAGGTGAGGTTGGCGGATTAAATACTAAATTACAGGCATCTGAAGCCAGCAAGAGAGCTTTAGAAGCTCAGATAAGCGGATTAAAAGAGTCAATTACAGGGCTTCAAAGGGATAGGGAGAAATTAACCAGAGCCCTAGCTGGTGCACGTAGTGGTCACCAATCACGGGGTGCTGAAGAGGCTGCAAAAATCGCCGGGTATGAAGCAGAAATTGCCTCTAAGAACGCAGAAATTGCTAGAAACCAAGCAGAGCTTGATAGAATTTCTGAAGAGCACGGTAATTACAGAGGGCAGTTAGCAGCGGCAGATGCAGCTGCCGCTGCCGCAAGAGGTGCGGCTGGTGCCTCTGCAGCAACCAACACTGCCCGCCAAAGACTTCTCGATATTGCTAAAAGAATTGTAGCTGGAACTATAACTACAAGTGAAATCGATGGAGATACCGATATTGGTGACGATGACAAAGCCACATTCAAAGCTCTTCTAGCTAAATTTAGCGAACAAGGTACAAATAACTCTATTGATTTTTGCTACTTGAATTACTTCGTCGGATTTTTTATGCGTGAATTGAAATTTACGGGTGCTACAAGAGCAGCTATTGAAGAGCGTGTGAATACCGTAAGGGATACTATGGGAAAACTACAGGATATTTTCACAACTCTTCAATCTGAAACAGGGGCTCCATTAGATGATTTTTTTAGAGGGGTACCTGATGTCGATGTGGCTATTTACCAGAGAAAGTTTCCTGACTTTTACGAGAAAGTAAACAGTATCAAATATACAGTTTCTGGTTCATCAAATCCACTTACGCCAATGGCGACAATTGGGAATAGCTCGAGCATTTCGCATTTGACGCTTTTCACATACTTTCTGTTTTTCGCGAGAAAGTATTTAATAGATAATAAGGAGGCATTTGGAACAAAGTGTCCCATAAGTGAATTTGTTACTAATGGACCTAGCGAGCCAGCAGCTGCAAGGCCTTCAGTGCCTATAACAGTTGCTGAGACAGTGGCTCCTTCATCCTTCCTCCAACCCATTTTATCCTCTGGAGGCCCTGCAGAGCAAGTAAAGGTTGTTACAACCATTGAGAATTCTCACGCGAAAACGATGATGAAAATTCTTTCTATATTATTTCATGGAGGCAGTGGCAACTCTTTTAGAGTGCCAACCAGTGTTGTAAATGATCCTGACGTATCTGCTAAAAACCTTAATTTAATTAAGTTTCCAATAATGAAATTTATAAAAGCTAACACAAGTATTAACGGGCAATTCTTTCAAAAGACATTGATAGAAAGTGATTATAATTATACCGATTTAACCGATGAAGATATTGAAATGAATAAGTCACGTTTTGCTAAAATATTTAATAATGTATATACAAACTATAGTATAACACATCCCGTCGAGCAAACCAATAAATTTATAAAGAATATTTTACTACAGTTCTTTAAAGCATATACAAAACAATATATGGTTTTTGATAATATTAACACAAGTCTAGAAGAAAAAGCAAAAGTATTCATAGAATTTTTTACAAATTACATAGGTATGGCACCAATTACAATTATTAAAAAAGAAGCTGGTAAAATAACATCAAAAATAACTTCAACTATTTATGAATTAACAGGCCTCGATAACGACCAGATGATTGCATATACCATAGCTCCATAAAACCCTATATAACAACAGATGGCGAACGAACCTGACATCGCTCTGAAGGCCAAATACTCCTTTTATTCAACTCTCATTTTCTTCCTTATTGCAAACCCAGAGACTTTTAAGATGACACAAAAAGTAATAGGATGGTTAATACCTATTGCTGATAGTGGCGGATGTCCTACTGCTCTCGGCTTCTTTATTCACACGGCCTTGTTCTTTTTTGTACTCTGGGGAGCCATGCTGTTTCCTAAGGATTCCTGATACTGTGTTGCTTCCGCAACAAGAAACGCATCGGCATCTGTGAGGCCCTTAGCCCGCTCCCGAACAATAATACTTGCTACCGCCTGGCGATCACCAAATCCCCAGGCAGTATCAACATACGCCGGCATATTTACAGTGTGCCACTTACCCCCTCTGAAGACGAGCATTTCTAGAGTAAGATGGTTGAAGACTCTTAGACCTAAATCCCAAACTCTTACAACCATATAGAATCCCCCATGTTTAACTCCTTCTTTTCTCGCATGCTCCTCGCCCTCAGCAGTACGATGTTCTCCGCCACAGTCAAGGACTGCTCCGCCGGCACGTCGCTCTTTACTCTCAACAGCGCCTCAGTCGTCCCCGATTTTCCCAAGGCCGGTGACAATGTCTATATCACACTCTTTTACACGGTCCCTGATGGCGTTAGAGTGACGAGCGGGACGTCAGAGTACTCGGCCACATATAATTACCTGCCGCTCACCAAGACTGTCGAGCCACTCTGCTCCAATGTACCATGCCCTCTCGGCTCAGGCCAGTACACCAACCAGACGGAGACTGTCTGGCCCTCAGGCATCTCCGGTACATTAAGCACGCAGATGAAGTGGGTCAACGTCGATAATAATGTGCTACTCTGTCTCGGTGTCACGTGGAAGACGCTCAGTAATAAGACGGACCTTTGGAAGCATAAGCTTTCTAGTCGCATACCGTGGAGTACTTAAATTAAGTACTCCACTCTGCTGGCTAGAACGAGAAGTTAAGTACTCCCCATGATACAAAGCCACGGAGTGGCTTTGGTTATGGGGAGTACTTAACTTCAGTACTAGA